TCCGGGGCGAACCTTTACAAGGCGAGCCTTTCCGGGGCGGACCTTTCCGGGGCGAACCTTTACAGGGCGAACCTTTCCGGGGCGTACCTTTCCGGGGCGAACCTTTACGGGGCGAACCTTTACAGGGCGAACCTTTCCGGGGCGTACCTTTACGGGGCGAGCCTTTCCGGGGCGTACCTTTACGGGGCGAACCTTTACAGGGCGAACCTTTCCGAGGCGAACCTTTCCAGGGCGAGCCTTTCCAGGGCGAACCTTTCCGGGGCGAGCCTTTCCGGGGCGTACCTTTACGGGGCGAGGGGAATCAATAAATTTCTAACCACAGCACTATACCTATTGCTCGACCAGACAAATCCGATACGGGCGTATAAAATCGTCAACGAGAATAATGAAGGAATATATTGGGGTGGGCCTGCTTATGAAGTAGGCCAAAGAATCGAAGTGGACAAATGGGACTCGGATGAAAACAAAGACTGCGCCGCAGGGATTAACCTAGCGACACTGGATTGGTGTCTGAAAGAATGGAAGCCAGGAAGAAAACTTTTATTGTGTGAGTTTGACAAAGAGGATATTGTGTGTATTCCTATTGGGAGTGATGGCAAGTTTAGGGTAAAGGCTTGTACGCCCATCAAAGAGCTGAGCTGGAAAGATTACAGGGTGAAAGTTGAAGATGAGCAAGACTCAACCACCGAGGCAGGCGGCTGATATGAAGGAAGGCTCAATGAAAAATCGAATCTATGTAATCAAAGCGTCGCGGAGCAATCGCTGGGTATTCCAAATGGGAGATGGCGATTGGGATTTGGCTGATGTTCAGGCTAACGACATAACGCATCCCGTTTGCAGTTTTAGCGAAGGTTCCGAGATAACAACCTCTCCGCAGCAGGCATCTGGTTGGGCTAGGCAAGCGAGCAATCATCTAGGCGTAAAATGTGAAATTGTCAGAATCGATTTAGCAGTAGGCGGCTGATATGAAGGCAGCATACGGGCGCATACGCATAATCGGGCCTGGAGGAGAGTTTGTGAAATTAACTGAGGCCGAGCAGCGGGCCATTGACAGCGTGAGTAGCAAGGAGCGGGCGAAGACAAAGAGCAAGGGCAATCATAAGACTAGGCAGCCGAAGCTGCCTCGCGGGCGGATTAGCGGGTATCGGGAGTTTGATTACAGGAGCAAGAAATGAGCGGCATAGACGATAAAAAGAGACTGCCATTACACACCTGCGAGAACTGTTATCGAGATTTTCGTAGCCGAACCTGGAGTTGCCCTTATTGCGGGCATAATTCGCGGAGCATGGATGGCGAATGGCTGAAAAGAATGAAAAGCTCCAAGAAACAAAACGGTCATGGACGCGGTTATTTGCCGTTGATTGAAGATATTAAGCAAAAAGGAGATTTGCCGTTATTGGCTGATTGCAAAAGATAACCCAAGGACGGGAATGTGTTTATTTGCCCTATTGAATTAGCAAGAGCCAAGGACTTCTGCCGGACCTGGCATTACAGCGACGTTTTCCCCCCACATTGTATTGTAAATCTCTCTTGCTCAGACAAAAAGGGGCTGGCAGGTGTTTCTCTTTGGGGCTGGGGCACAAGGCCCAAGCACACCATCAAAAAATTGTTCCCTTCACTCAACACCGGCGATTATTGGGAATTGGCTAGGCTGTGTTTGCGGGACGACTGCCCCCACAACAGCGAAAGTGTGTTTCTGTCTGCCTGTGTTTCTTGGATGCGGGGGAACCACCCAGAACGCAAACTTTTATTTACTTGGGCTGACGGGATTCGGGGTAAGCCAGGATATATATATCAAGCGTCTGGGTGGCTGTACGGCGGACATATCATTACTGAAATTTATTTGACGGAGCAGGGCGAGCCGGTCCACCCTCGATTGTTGATTACGCGGTATGGGACACGGGCCAAGAGCTTATGGACCAAGCTGGGCCTGCGAAAGGTGCGGGGCAAACAATTTCGGTATGTGCGGTTTCTCTGTGGCCATGCCGAGCGTAAGCGATTGTTGCGGGAAAGCCCTATCAAGTGGACGCTGGCCTATCCGAAGAAAAACGATTTGGTTTGGTGGATAGACGCAGGAGAGGGGTCAAGAGAGACCCGCAATCCGCCCAGGATTGAGAGGTCGGGGCAGTTCCGGCACCCTGCTTTGGCTAAACAACAACGGCTATGGACAGAATAATGTTTATTTGCCCCTATTGTCGCAGAGGCCTGCCAAAATACTACCAAGTAACATCGGGCCACCAGCGCGTCCCGGTGATCTGCGAGGACTGCCACGAAGAAAAGCGGGACATGTATCGTAAATGGCGGAAGCCTCCACCGCCAAAGCCCCCCAAAGGCATAACCCCCCGGCAGCGGGAAGCCTGGGAGCTAACCCATGTACACGGAATGAGCCAAGAGGACGCGGCCGCTATTATGGGCATATCACAACAGGCGGTCAGTCGCCTGCTGGTGAGGGTGGGGCTGTAGGATAATTCACGATATTTCCAACTACGGGAAAAGTCGCGAATTATTGTACAACCTTCATTATTCGCTCCTTTCGTTTGGGGGGTGTTCGCCTAAAAGCTCGCCAGACCGACAATTCAACGTGGCGGCTATTTTCCCCAGGGTGTCCAGCGAGGGCTTGACCTTGCCGGACTCGTATTGGGACCACGATGCTTGGCCTATCCCCGACAGTAGCGAGCATTGCTCTTGCGTCAGCCCCCGCCCTTTGCGTCGCAGCTTGATTGATAGGCCGAGGGTCATAATTGCACCTCCTTGAAAGTCTTGCCATTGGACGGGTGGCTATGCACCATCCGGGCCAGCTTGTACCTCAACCAAGATTCGATTTGCTCTATCGCCTTGTCGCTGACCCGCGTACAATCCCAGCCGGGCCGCGTGGCCTTGACCTTCTGGATGATAAAGCGTTTCGTTTTTGTGCGGTTGAGTAAGCTCATTGTTCCTCTCCCGTGGCCTTGGCGTGTACTTACCTGTCGGCTTTCCACTGCAACCCCGTGGCTTTGGTAAATGCTTTTTGGGCTATTTCCAACACTTCTTCTTTGTCGGCCTCGGTGTTGGAGTGTTCGCCAGTGATGTAGCCAAGGCAACAATGGAGGGCATATTTCATCTCCGGCGTGGTGGCCCAAAGCTGGGCATTCGGCTTGCCGTAGGCCGAGCCGACCTTGATACCTTCCGGCGATAGAATGTCCCACTCTAATTCGCCATAAATGATACTGCACGGCCCCGGCGTGTGTTCTTGCTTGGTCATGGTAAATCCTTTCTAAAATAGGTTAGCGCTGAAAACTCCACGTGCCGACTCTGTTGCCGTTGGCGTCCATGATAACCCCGGCCTCCTCCTGGTAGCGGTCGATGTCTTCGATTCTCTCGGCCAGCTTCAGCAGGATACGCTTTATTTCCAATTCCGGGCGCTCGTCAAAGATGGCGTTTTCAGTTTTGATTTTCAGCTTGAACATTGTAAATCCTTTCGGTTAGAAGTTGGGGATAGGTTTTGATTTCTGTGTCTGCCGCACCAATTACACCAGAGCTTACCCCTTGGTCTGTCTGACAAAACACACCCACACTTAGGACACATATACCGCCTGCGATATTCTTCTTTTGATAACATGGCAAAACCTTTCACTATGGCCGACCTATTCGGCTCATGCCGACGCGCCCGCACTGGTAGGCGCGCCAGGCACGGGCCGCTAGGGTTGGGCCGGAACAAAATCACGCCAACCTGTCCCGCTAAACTTGCCCTGTAGTTCGTGTTCAATAACGACACAGACATCATTGGTAATGTCTGTATATGTACCGCCCCTATTGCATTGGCCATAAATCTTACTAGCTTCAAACTCAGCGGCCAAGTCACTGTCTTCAGCATAGTCGCCCACAAGGGCAATTCTATCGCCAGCCCAACGGCCAACAATTTCAGCTTCTTTTAAATCACCTCCTCCCCGTAATTCCGGCATTGCCGCACAGAGGACAACAAGGGCTTCCCCTGTGCTGGGGTGGGTGGCAAGCTGCTCCCGCAGCTTTAGGCCCGCACCCAGTTTGTGAGGATTTACATACTCTTTCTTGTCCAGATTTACTGGAATCCAATACTGACCCATGATAGCTCCTTTCCTAAAAGCGTCGGCTTTCGGCTCACAGCCCCGCCCTGCGCACAGGGCAGAGGGTGAGTCGCTAAGCCCTACAATCGGACCAGCCACGGTCAATGTGGGGAACCTTAGAATTAATGCGGTCCTGGACACCTTCTACAAACTGCCTCAAAATCTCTCGCCCAGTACAAGGCCACCAGCAGGTTAGACCATAAGGAAACTCTGCGTCTGGGTTGGCCTTGGCCTTCTTTATGCCCCTGACATAAAGCCCCAAAGGTATCTTTTTGCCCGTGGCCTCTAGTGTAATATATCGCTTGCTCATTTTCTTTCCTTTCCTAAGAGTGTCGGCTTTCGGCTCACAGCCCCGCCCTGCGCACAGGGCAGAGGATGAGTCGGTTATCTTGCTAAGCCAGCCAATCGCCGCTGAGTTATTGCCCTGATAATGTTCTGTGCTGCAACGTACCCTAGACGTGCTACGGCAGCGGCCTCTAGCCGCACGGGGCAAAATCGCAGCGAAGACCCGTAGAAGTCTTCGAGAATCTTGATAGCCTGTCGGCTGGTAAGTGTAATTTCCATTTTCTTTCCTTTCGTTTCGGCTGGCCCCATTGCCACGCCGGTTAATTATATCGGCATTATTTTGGTTTGCCAATAAAAAAATCTCAGAAATTTTCTAAGCCCCGACAACACAAAGGCTTATCGGCAAAGATTTTTATATGACCACCCTAATTGGACACCTGTTAAATAGGAATTTTCCGCTTTTGGGGGTTGTAAAAAGCGCTATATTATAGTGAGCAAGGTATATTAAGGGCCGACATGAGAGTCATCAACCGAAAACAAAAAACCAAGCGACAGGATATACACCAGTTGTCGCAGCTTAAAGCGGTCTTGAGGCCAATTACCGGCCCGATTGACTATCCCACCCCGGCGGAGATAACAGAAGCCAAAATGGACGGCACCTGCCCCCGCTGTGGCTCTGATATAGATTATGATGGATTTTCCGGCCTTTGCAAATGTGGGTTCGCCTTTTGAGAAAGGAACATAAATGCCCGAAGAAACAAAACCCTGGTATCTGAGCAAGACCATCCTTGGAGTTATTGTCGGCGTTGTCGCCTCCCTGCTGGCCTATCTGACCAAAACGCCAGCCATTGAGGCGGGCATCGAAGCCGAGAGTGCCAACATTACCGCCCTAGTCGCCCAAGTGGTTGCCGTTATAGGCGGAATCGTGGCCGTTGTCGGCAGGATTGTCGCCACAACCAAAATAAGCAAATGACCAAGCTCATCATCGCCCTTGTTACAGCCATAGCAGGGGCCGCCCTCTGGTATCTGAAATACCGACTGGACCCGGAAACCAGGGCGAAAAAGGAGCGAAAGGCACGACAGGCGGGACACGATGCAAACGCTGCTAAAAACGGTAAGGCTCTTGGCGCTTGGTTTCGTGATCGCCTGCGCAAGTAGCTGCCAGCCTAAAATTATTGTAAGCCCCACAGAAGACCCGCTGTGGCTTGATAAGGGCCAAGTAACGCCCCATGAAGGCTGGCTTGTAACACAAGGCTGGATGGCAGACACAATCGAGGGGACAGAATGAGTGATAAATGGTGTCCGTACAGCAGCTCAGGCCAACGCTGTAAGCACTGGAAACGCGAAACAGTCGCAGAATCGCCGTATCCTCGATTTGTCTGCAATCATCCTGAAGCGCCAGCCAAAATGGAAGATTGGAAGACAGGGCCGGCAGCTATGGGCTGTCCAGGCTGGGAGATGAGAAAATAGCCATGCCCAACGCAGACCCCACAGCCGAACTCGAAGCTTTAGTAGCCAAAGCAAAAGCGACTGAACAGGAAAAAGCCCTGGACAACGCCAAGAGGGAAAGGTTTTGCCAGGAATATATTGTAGATTGTAACGCAACGCAGGCAGCGACAAGGGCGGGTTATAGCAAAAAAACGGCATACTCCCAAGGACAACGCTTGCTGAAAGATGTTGAAGTTGGTAATCGCATTGCCGAGCTGCAAAAAAGGGCAGCGTGGGAAACACAGCTTACCGCCGAATATGTACTTACGGGGCTTATGGACGTTTATGAGCGGTGCATGGCCGCTACACCTGCGAGGGGCCGCAAGGGGGAGGAAACGGGCAAATACACCTTCAACGCTCACGGAGCCAATAAGGCGCTGGAGTTGTTAGGTAAGCATTTGAAGTTATTTACAGAGAAAACGGAGCATAATATTGGCAATAGCCTTGCGGACGCCCTAGCGGGGCTTGCAAAAGAAAGTGATGGTCAGCCTGGAGCCTTGGTTTGAGGGGCTTAGGCGGGCGAACGAGAAGTAGCCGACTGTGGGTTGCCTTGCCGAGTGTTTGTTGAACCTGGGGCAATCTGAGCGGTTTTAGAGTGATTGACGCGGTTTTGCAGGGCCAGCCGCACGATATAGACGAAACGTGGCCTGAACAAGCTCAGCAGCGGGATGGAAGTGACGACTCCGAGCAGAGAGGATGATTTTACTTGGGCGACCCGCGAGCGCCTAATCACAGTGGGCCACCGGCCAAGGTTTGCTCCTCTCCCCTGCCCAGCCTAAAGCCTCAAATGTGGGCATAGGCGGGATTATTACGTCGTTATGGCCGATTAATCTACTATGTGGAACGGAAAGTTGCATATACGCAACAAAAGGCAATAATGGCCAAAGCAGCGGTAAAGCCCCAAAAAACCAAAGATATCCGGGCCTGTCGGGCCGACTGGCGGGCGGACCCCTTGCGGTTCATGACTGAGGTTCTGGATGTGCGGCCTGAGTATGTCTGGCCCAAGATGCGGGAGGTAGCCGAGTCCGTACGGGACCATGAGCGGACGGCTGTAGGGGCGGGGCACGGCGTCTCCAAAACCTTCACAGCGGCCCGGCTGGCCCTGTGGTTCCTGATTTGCTATCCGCCGGCTACGGTTGTAACTACGGCCCCTACTCATAAACAGGTGGAGGAGCTGCTCTGGCGAGAGATCAGGGAAGCCCACGCAAACGCTAAATTCCCGCTGGGTGGTAAGATTACACGGACTAAGCTGGATTTTCAGGTGGAAACGGGACTTAGGTGGTATGCCCTGGGATTCGCTACCAAGCCGGACACCGTAACCCTTGAGGCCACAGCTTTTCAAGGCTACCACAACAAGAACATCATGGTCATATTTGACGAGGCGGCGGGGATATTGCCCCAGATATGGAAGGCCGCCCAGCATCTACTGACCTCCGGCAATACCCGCTGGCTGGCTATTGGCAACCCTACCGCCCCACAGGGCGACTTTATTGATTGTATAACCACGGACGACACCTGGCATAAAATCAATATATCGGTTAAGGATACGCCGAATTTTATAGAGGGTGGGGAAGTTGTCCCCGGCCTTTCCGGCAGAAAGTACGAGCAGGAATTACGCGAGAAATACGGCGAGAACTCCAACGAGTACAAAGTCCGCATACTTGGCCAGCCGCCCGACTACGGGGAGGGTACGTTTTTCGGTAAGGAAATGGCCGAAATTGCTGAAAAGGGGCAGATTGGCTTTTATCCCCGCGACGCAGCGGCTAAGGTCTATACCTTCTGGGATATTGGCCACATGCATACGGTCATCTGGTTTGCCCAGTTTATCAAGCAACAGATACGGCTAATCGACTTCTACTACGACAGCAAGGGCATGGGGCTTCCGAAACACGCCGTGATGCTGCAACAGAAAGGTTACGTCTATGCCCAGCACTTTGCCCCGTGGGACATTCAGGGGCCCAATGCTAAATCGTTCCAGACGGGCACTTACACCCTGGACGTTGCCAGAGGGCTCGATATTAATTTCCACGTCCTGCAAAAATACGCCCTTGTGGACCAGTTGGAGGCGGGCCGGGGCATAATCCCGATGTGTCTATTCCACGAGCCGCTTGCCAGTGAGGGGGTTGTGGGCCTGTCAACGTACCGTAAGCGGCTGAATCCCACGCTATCAACGGCTGATAAGCCGGTCTATTACGCTGAGCCGGTCAAGGATTGGACGGAACATGTGGGCTCTGCTTTTTGCGGGCTGGCCGTGGCCTACCGCTACGAGCTGCGGATTGACGAACAACGCGTTGGCTATCCAGGTCCGTTGCGGGACTATGGTTATGACAAGTTATTCGAGGAGCAGGAAGGCCGGTACGACCCCCGAAGCTGGCTCAAGGCGGGATAGGAGCGGAGCGTATGCCATTTACAGCGACGACGGCTATTTACACGGCCTTAGCTCTTGCGGGCGGGGCAGTAGCCTACGAAGAAACCCGCAAGGCTAAGTCAAAGGCTGGGGCTGCCACAAAAGCTGCTGAGGATGCCATGAAATTGCCTGTCCCGCTGATGGCAGACGTTCCGGCAAGCTCGGCGGCCGCGCCTACGGTAGTCGAATTGGGGCCGGGCGAAGCGGCGGATAAGGCAAGGCGCAGGCGGGCGAGAGCGGGCAGCCGGAGTCTCTTTAGCCGTGGCCTATTGTACGACGAGCCCTCGATATACCAGACGAAGCTCGGCGGTTCGCCGACAAGTTTAGGAGGATAGGTAAATTCAGTTGGCCGGAGCAGCGGCCCTGATGCGTTTGGCTTGCTCACTTGAGGTGCTGCTTTTACACCTCAGGTGGGGACTATCACCACCCCCAGCCGCCCTACCAGGCCAAAACGGTGGGGCTTGTCTGAGATATGGCAAGGGAACGGGCGGAACTGAACTAATAGAACTGGCGGTAGGAAGCAAAATAAGGAGAGAGTGATGCCAGGGTTTGATGGAACAGGGCCAGTGGGTCAAGGGCCAATGACAGGACGGGGTTTGGGGTATTGTGGTCCAACCACAGCGGGAGAATCAGTTATGGCAGTTCGCGGTGCAAAAAGAGGTGCAGGTCGAGGCAGAGGTCGAGGGCGGAACCGCAACAAAGGTGGCTGCTCAAGAGGCGGCCCCGGACATGGACGGGGTGGCGGTCGAGGAAAAGGAATTGGGCGACAGGGATAAACAGGAAGCAGAACGTGAGTAGTTGATGGCAGAGACCGAGCAGAAGTCGCTTTACAAAAAAATAAAGGAACGCCAGGCCCAATTCGAGAAGGTCCGCCAGCCATACGAGAATGTCTGGAGGGACGTCATTGAGTTGATTCTCCCAGAGCTTTCTCTTTGGGGTGACAAAGAGGCAAGCGACCAGGGTAAGGCCCGCAATCTTCAAGTCTATAATGCTGGGCCGGAGGAAGCCCTGGAGAATTGGGCGGACGGCACGCAGGGGCATCTGGCGAGCCCATCACTCGACTGGTTCAAATATGCCATGGCCAACGACGCGATGAACAACAATTCCCTTGTCCGCCAATGGCTTCAAGAGTGCGAGAAGGGTATTTACTCAATATTGCGGGACTCCAACTTTTATCCACTGCTCAGCCCGACATTCAGGGGTGCTGGCGCTATCGGCAATGCCTGTATGTTCATAGACGAGTCCCCCAAAGCCGACGGGATAGACTGCTCGACTTTTCACCCCCGCGAGGTGTTTATTGCTGAAAATGCCAGGGGCAAGGTCAATATATGGCATCGCAAGTTCCAAATGACGGCCAAAAACGCCACTGAGGAGTTTGGCAAAGAAAAACTCAGCCGGC